GGTGGAGCCGGAGTCCGTGAAGCGGGCTGTTTTGGGCATGCTTCCGCCAGACAAAATGCATTTGACCGCTATTTTCAAAGGAGCGTCGGAAGAGATAAAAAGCAAATCTCCTCAATGGCTCAAGGATTATGTCGGCTCGTAATTGCTCAAATGTATTTCTTCCTGAACTCGTTTTTGAAGCTCGGTTGTGTCATATTCCATGACGTTCGCTTCGGTGCATCCGGCTCTAACAATCAAGTTGCCGAACAATTCATTGCAGCATTTATGCGTTTTGTCGAAAAACACTTCGCATAGGAAATCGAGCAGGATTTTCTCGTTTTTCTCCTCTTTCAACTGTCTGGCTGTTCTTTTGATGTAGCGAACCATGTTTTGCATGATTAGTTCTTCGTTTTCTTTCATGAAATCTTCCCTCGTTGCATTTGTTCCAAAATCAGTGCTTTGATAATCTTCAAGTCGGAACTTTTGAGTTTGAGTTTTCGGCAAAGATTGGGGATTTGTTTTTCGAAGGCTTTTTCAAGAAACTCTTTTTTGTTCCTCTTAACCGACTTGAGATTGCGCTTGATAGATTCAGTTATATCGAATCTGTTGATTATTCGCATCTCCGGCTCGGCCAAAATTCTGTTGTACAAGACCCCGTTCCGTTTTACTCCGTTCTCATCGCACCATTCATTCAAGCATTTTATAGCCGGATGATTTAAATGGTGGTGCGTTTTCAACATCTCTCCCAATATGTCTATATCGAAGACTGGCGTTTTGAAATCCTCGGCGTTTTCAATCAAGCCTCTAAACTCGCTTTTGTCGAATGACTTGGCAGCTTCCATGTTTGGGCAATCGTCGCTGTTGTACTTCATCAATTCCAAGCAAATTTGCTCATAATAATAGTTTTTCTCCTTGAAGTACAAATCAAGAAGAAATTTTTTGACGCTTTTTTCGTCTTTGAGCATTTTCACACCGACTCGAATCGTGTGCAAGATTCCAGCTAGGTAGTATTTTTTTTCTTCTTTCAAGCCAATTCTCCTATTTTAGGTTTTGCCAATTGAATATACTAAAAATACATGGATTGTCAGTTGCTTTTGAATCCGGAACTTATAGCTATTTGATTGATTGTCTCTTTCATTTCGTCAACTATTTGTTCCAAGGCTTGCTCTTTGTCGCAAATCATTTGCAACAAAGATATGCCTTTCAGTATTGAATTGGATGCTGCCAATGCCATATCTCGAACATTTTCGTCATTCACAATGTTGAAGCTTTTTGATAGACTCCATGATTGCTTGTCGTATTCAATCGTAGCTTGGACAATCCATCGTTCCTCTTGTCTGTGTTCGCATATGCATGCCAATTTAGCGTGTTTGGCTTCATTTATCTCGATTTCTAATATTAGCTCGAAACTATAAGGCGTGTAACTTGTTTTAACTCTGTTTTCGACGCTAATTGAATCTTGGACTCGCTGGAGAACGTCTCCAGCGAATTTGGTCATAGAGAATGAATAAATGCTCATCGCAAGCTTCCCCGTGTTCGATGTCACTCGGCTGCTGCCAAATGACGGCGAGCATGCTTGCAATTGATTCTTGGAGCCGAATTTTCAGAAATCAGCCCGTATTCGACGAATTCCCTTCGCCATTTGACGATTTGGGCTGCGCTGCATTTCAGAAGCTCGGCTGCTTTTTTGTTGCTTTTGGTGGCAATGTAGCAGTCTATGGCTTCTTGCTTTTGCTCGAAAGTGTATTTTCTGGGCTTTTCGCAAAAGTTTCTCCCGCATGCCTTGCATTTGTAATTCCGATACTTCAGACCGTTTTTGTCCGTGTACCATGAATAATAAGTGCATTCCAGGCTGCCGCAATGAGTGCAAGCCATCGTTTTTCCAATCATCTTCTCGTTTTCCATGATGTTGTTCTCCTATATTGAATCAACTCTTTCTTTATTCTCCGCAATGAATGGCGTACAAATGGCTATCGTGACTGAAAGCCTTGTACAAAATTTCGCAGCTTTCAATTGTTTTCTCTACGGCAGCCAATAATTCTTTCTCGTATTCGTCTTTGAAATCGGAATTGTCGACATACTTTTCTTTCAGGCGAACCCTAAGCTCGGTTGTAGTCATTATTCTCAGTTTGTCACCGTAAGCGTCGGTTTCGTTCTCGACCTTGTCGGTTCCTATGGAGGATAATTCGCCGTTTAGCGGCTTTCCGTGTTTGAAGAATAATTCCGCAAGCAGCGGCATTTTGTAAAAACGGTGAATGGAACGGGACCGAAACACAGTCTTGCCATCCTCCAAGACATTGCCGGCTTCCGCCACGTACATTCTTGATTCATATCCCATTGCTTTATTCTCCCGTTTTAAGGTTCAATGAGTTCAATATAATTGAAATGTGCGGATTCTCAGTCTGAATCAAGAAAAAATCAGCCTGTTTTGATTTTTAAAACTGATAATTCAATTATTTTAGTTATATTGCTATCATGTCAAACCATTTTGAAGAGGAACCCATTATGGAAGAGAAAGAGAGAAAAAATTATCAAGGAATGATTTCCGTAAGCCGAGTCACAAGCGGAAGCGGAAAGCCTTTTTATGGCTCCAAAGTGCTGCACAATGCTCATGTCAGGATTGACGTATGCGAAGCTAGCAACAAAAGAGAACTGGGTTCGGACCATTACCATCCCGACAAATTGCTGGCAAGCGTGGAAATGTCGCCTATTCAATGGGCTGACTTGATTACCAACATGAACTCGATGGGAGTTCCATGCACAATCAAGAGCATCGGAAACGAAAAAATGGAAAATCCGGAGGCTGACATCATAGACCCTGTCCGCAAAATCAAAAAAGACGCCGAGGGAGCCGACGACCGTGTGAAAGAGAGAATAAGGGATGTGAAAAAGCAGTTGAAAAGCAGTGCCGATTCCAAGAAGCCTATCTCTCCGAGCTTGGCGAAAGAACTTTATGCCATATTGGAATACGCGGACGAGAATTATGAATCGGACAGAAAATTCTACAAAAAACAGGCTCACAACGAAATTCAGCAAATGCTGGTCGAAGCCGTCAATTCAGCCGAATCTCGCATAAACAACACTATCATGGCCTTGGGATTGGAAGCTGCCGGAATCAAACTTCCGGCTATGATTACTGCCCAAAAAGACGAATGAAGACTGTGATGCTTTCGCATCTTGTTATTATATAAGGCATGGAATATTTTTCTTTCAATGACCTTTCGGAAGGACTCAAAAAACTCAATGCCGAGAAAGTTGAGTTTCTTGACAGCCTGGCTGAAGCTTTCCGCAACGTGAAAGCTCCGATTCCCAACAACATGCTTCCAATCGTCGCCGCTTGCGACGGCAACGAGATGTCAGTCTCCTTGGGATATGCCAACGTCCTGACCGACGGCAAAATGGAAACCATGAAGCGCATTGTAGTCGGCTCGGAGTTTCAGAACAATGCCTTGGAGATGGCTTTGACTGGGACTGACTTGGAATACGCCACAAACTGGAAAGAGAAGCAATATTGGATATTCAGGAACCTGACTCCGGAAACGATGGCGAGAGACTTGGAATGGTGCCTGACCGAAGTGGCTAGATTCGAGGAGAGGCATGCTCTCAAAACAAAGAGCATGTTTTCTGACGAGCCTCATTTGACCAATTTCTTGGTGAAAGCGGTCGGCGACGGCTTGGACAAGAAAAAAACGGATGCTTTGATAAACCAGCCGATTTATTTGTACGACGACGATTTCACGGACGAGACAGTCGGGAAGGTTGTGAACATCAAGCTGCAAAAGAGCGGCGATTTGATTGCCAAGGCCGAAGTTCCTCAGCAATTATGGAATCCTACCCTAATGCTCAAAGAAAACGAAGGCGTTGCCAAGCTATACGTCATGAAATGGAAAAACTGTTATGCGAATGCGAGCGAATGACTGCTCTTAAATAACGGCATGCTCCTCAAAGAAATCAATCTGTTCGAAAAGCCGTTGAGCAAAGACGGCTTGAACTTGGAAGCAAAAGTCAAAGTGAGCATAGACTTCAAGAAAGATGATTTGGGCATGAGCAAGACTGTGATTTCTGTAGGCGTTGCCAAGAAATTCTGATTCCGGACCGAATTCAATTTTTATAAGTTTTATAAGTTATATAAGCAAACGCAGATATCACTAATATAGACAGAACCGTAATCATTTCACCTCCTTGCTTTCGCCCACTGGCCTATCACTGAATCGTCTTCCATTAATTTTAAGCGAAACTGGCGATTGGATAGGAAGCTGACATCAAAGTGACAACTTTGTATAAGTTTAGCGGAACGGAGACTCCGTAATCTTCCACTTTGTTGAACAGAGCCAAAGATGTTTCAATATCGCTTCCTTCCGTCAAGCGAATTTCAGTGATGTCGTCATTGGCCGAGACATTCGGGCCGAAGATTCCGTTCCGGCCAATTTCCAGAAAGCTGTCTTTTGTTTCCATAATTTTATTTTACAAAATATGAAAATAGGATTGGCGGCTGACGCGCATTTCGGAATCCACAGCAACCATGAGTCTTACGCCAGGAGCTTGGACATGGCTTTCGAGGCAATGGGAAGCGAGCTGATGGAAAGGGATGTCAACGCATTGGTTTTTTTGGGAGATTTGTTCGACACTCGCTTTTCCATCAATCAGGCTGCTGAGGACAGTGCCAGAAGGAACTTGGAGAAATTGGAAAAGAATTTCATAGAGCTTGTCATGCTGCCCGGAAACCACGATTCGTATTATTCAAACACCGTGAGAATAAACTCGCTGAACAAATTCGGCAGGATGGCCAGGATAGTCAGCAAGCCGGAAGTGCTTTTCGGGACTGTCTTGGCTTTGCCGTGGATATGCGAGGAGAATCAGGAGGAATGCTTGAATTCCATCAAAAAAGCCGAAGTTCCCTATTGCATGGGCCATTTCGACATATACGGGGCCAAAATGAACAATGCCAAAACATCGGAAGAAGGGCTTAAATTATCCGTGTTCAAGAAGTTCGACAAGGTGTTTTCGGGCCATTTCCACTCAAAGCAAACATTGGGGAATGTGGAATATATCGGTTCTTTGGTTCAAACATCGTTTGCTGACTTGGATGAGCAACGCGGATTTGCCATATTCGACACGGAAACGGGGGTGCATGAGTTCATTGTTTTGAATGGCATGAAGCATCTCAGGATTCAAATGAGCGAGGATTTCGACATTGAAGATTACGATGTGAAAGACAATGCTGTCGAGCTGCTTGTTCCGGATGATTTGTGGGATGACAGGCTGACAAGGAAGGCCGAGAAAGCCATAATTGACGCTGGAGCCAGTTATTTCGCCGGGTCCAGGAAGAATTTGGAGGAAGCCGAAGAAAGCATATCCAGTCTGCCTAGCATGAAAAGGAATGAGAAAGTGATAGATTACATAGAAAAATACGTCGGCGATGCTTCCTTGAGCAACAAAGACGAGGTTCTGAAGGAATTGAGGCATTTGCATGAAGCAGTTTCGGCTTGATTGTTATATTGCATTTTATGCAATACAATGAAGACAATGCTCGCAGACTGTATGTTCATTTCCTGAATTTCGGAGCATCCTCCTATTTGAGGACTGTTTTGCCGGCCAGACGGCTGGCGAAACTGTGCCAGGATGACATCTTGGTGACGGAATCAAGAATTTTCCCAAAAGACAAATCTTACGTCAAAAACGGGGTTCTTTTGGTTCAGCGACTGGCTGGGCAGGAAAATCTGGATTTGATGAAGCTTTATCTGAACAATTCGGTGGCCATGAATTACAAAATCGTTTACGACATCGACGATTTGATAACGGAGGCCAATGCCCTCGCCGGAGGGCGGGAAGGCGACGGCTGCCCTGAATACAACGTTGCCGGATTGACTATTGACAGAGCGGCTGCTTGCGTGAATCTGGACATAATGAGGCAATGCCATATTGTCACGGTTTCCACCGAGACGCTGAAATGCGCTCTGCTTGACAAAGGCCTCAAAAACGTTCAGCTGGTTCCCAACAGGCTGAATGAGGCAGAGTGGGACGTCGGCGACAAAGCCAGAATTCCGAGAAAAAAGCCTTTGGTACTGTACAATGGAGGCTTTTCTCATTGGAGAGAAAAAACAATCTTGCCTAACCGGATGGTTTTGAGCGAGCATCCCGGCGATTTCGAGGGCTGGGTTCCGTTTTTGCAAAAATGGATTAAAAACAACTGGATGGAGTTTCATGTCATTTGCGAAACTGTGCCTTGGTTCTTGAAAGACGTGGAGTCCCAGGTGGTCAGGCACGACGTCGTTCCGTATATGGATTATCCGATGCTCATGAAAAAAATCAGTCCTGACTTTGTGCTGTGTCCTTTGGCTGAGAACAAATTCAACAAATGCAAGAGCGATTTGAAAGCGATGGAAGCGGTGGCCTTGAACAGCATTCCGTTTGGCACTGTTTTCTCCGACAATCCTCTGGAATCCGGCCCTTACGGGAAATGGTCGAGCAGCATGGTTTCCGAGACTTCGGAAATAGAGGACAAATTCAGCGAGCTGATGAAGCTGGACAAATACGCCGAAATAGTGGAAGGAAACATAGCGAAGAAAAAGAGCATTTGGCTTGACGACGAGTTTGTGGTGAAAACCGTCAAGCCAGCCTGGAGCTTGCTTTAACTCGTTGAATTTCAATTCTTTATATTTCTATGTAACAACAATCAACAAGAGGTGCAATATGCCAGTGAAGAAACAAGGCGTCAAGTCTGTTGCGAAGAAAGCTTCTGAAAAGAAAGCTGCCGCATCGAAAAAAGCGTCTTCCAAAAAAGGAAAGAAATAATTTCCGGAGAACCGGCCATGCCTACTGCAATTTTTTTCGGTTTATTATCCGCTTCATTGATAGGCATTGCCGGCTCTTTTTTTCTGTCAGGAATTCCATTCGCTGTTTTGCTGAGCATGTCGTCGGTGTTTCCAGCCATTGCGATTTTCAAAGGATTCACTGTCTTGATGAAAAGAAAAATGATTATGAGTTTCGTGATAGACGAAATTCGCTCAGCTGCTTCCGGCACGACCAAAGACTTGGCATACATGCATAATAAAGCAGTCAACGTGTTCACGCATCGCTCGGTTCCGGGCAAGCCAAGCAAGCCGAGCGATTCAGCCGTTTAGTCCTGATTGTTATATTGATATTAAACAAACCAAGATGGAGAAGACATTATGTCAATGAGTTTTACAGGTGAGTTCTTGAACACACTGGCGTCATACAAAGGCCTGACTGACCTTTTTGTTTTGAAAAACGATGGCGAAAATCTGAGAATTTCAGGCTATCAGACAAAAGACAAAATTTCCATAAAATACATGGCTTTCATAGTGGAAGCTCCCAAACGCCATTTCGATGCCGGAGACGACGTCGGATTCATGGAGTTTGGCCGTTTCTTCAGGATGCTGAATCTGGCGACCAAGAACGACTTGGAAAAAGCCGACATCAAGGCTTTGAAGACTTCCGAGGGAGTTGCCGGATTCTCCATCCATTCGCCGCTGATGGAAACAGCCATGGAATACAGACTGGCAAGCCTGGACTCCATAGAATTGAAGCAGAACCTTTGGACCGGACTGAAAAAAGACGGGAAAACCTATACCTCCATTCCCGACAGCTTAATCAAAAGCCGATTCCATCTGTCCAAAAACGACATAGACAATCTATTCGATTACGGAGACGTCATAGCAGCCGACACCGTGACTCTGGATGCGAAAAACGACAAAATCACTTTCTCGTACATCAATTCCGCCACCAACAACAAAACCAAATTCAGCATAGACGCTGAAGTGGTGGCTGAAGCCAGTGCTTCATTCGCTTTGGACTTGATGAAGAAACTGCCGAAAGAAGAGTTCAACGTATGCATGGCCGGAAACGTGATGACATGGGACCAGGTCATGCCTCCCGTAGGCGAAGGCGACAAGGCAGTCCCTAGCGACATAGTGGTCAGAACAGCCATATTCGCTTTGAGCCACAAGAATTGACGCTTGCAATCATGCCATCTCATTCAAGCCGCTTCAACCGAAGCGGCTGCCAAGATAAATCAGTGCCAATGGCATACTATCCATCCGGACTGGCATGAGCTTCTTTGAATTTTTCAATTTCCATCCACATGGCAATCGTTATTTGCTCGCTTCTGTCTCGGTTGAAGCACAGCTTGTCTCCCATCAATGTTCCGTCATTGTTCAGGCGAGTTACGCAAGCCTCGTAGTATTTCGAGGGAGGAATTTCGTCTGAACTGTCAATGCTCCAATAAAAGCAGTGCAGCTCGTCTTGTCTTCGGCATGCGAATTTGCAATAAAGAAAGCATTCGGCTTCGCAGCCGTCTTGCGGAAGAGCGTATGCCTCGAACAAGGCGTTGTCGTCGAATGCCAATCCGGTCATGGTCTCTTGCCTTGCCTATTATGTTTTTGTTTTGCCATAGGATGCAATATAAAGAAAAAAATGGCTGAAACAGTTTTTGTTTCTTATTATATGATTATGGAAACATTATTGGATTTGATTGCCAGTCTCAAATTTTACAGAAGATTTGTTCCGGAAAGGACCGAATCTTTTTTCAAGTATCATTTTCTGCCGCATTGCGCTGCAATGCGCGAGCTGGAGCAAGCTATTGTCGAAGAATGCTTGAAATGCGACTTTGACGAGAATGAGTGCCATTGCAGTGATGACGCCGAGGACAATCTAGAAAGCATGAAGGAGCAAATACAGCACGTCATAGAGCTGCTGGAAAACGATGACAAAGAAAGAGCGTTGTCCGAATTGAACGACCTAGTCTGACAAACGACTGATAATCAAGAAATTTAATTTATAATGTAGATTATGAATACTGATTTAGCATTGCTGCCGCCGGAAGTTCCCAAAAAAGGAATGTACTATCTTTCCAGGAAAGGCGACGAAGTTTACAAGATAACATCCATCAAGCAAGAAATGAGATATTCCCATTGGGAAGGCAATGTTCGGATAGACAAGCCGGAAACTGTTGTGAGTTACGACGAATTGGACATTTGCACTCAAAAGAAGCTGTGGAGCGGGCAGCGAACTTTGGCCGAGATTGAGAAAGAAGAATGGACGCTGGAAACAAATCCTTTCGAGACTTTGGAGCAAGTCAAGCCTTTTTTCGATAAATTCGGGGATTGCACGGAGAGGATTGACGAAGATGTCAAGCCTGAGCCTCCTGAGCCAAGCCATCCATCCGAATTATGGGAAAACGCGACTTTTGACAAAACAAACAGTCTCGCGAGCAAGACGAAGAGGATGCCTGTGGCTTTGGCGGAAAGCGTCAAGGATTCCAATCTTTATGCGCTGGCTCTGTCCAATTCCGACGGCAGACTGAAACAGGAATTGCGGGATATGGAAACCAACGCCCAAATGCTCAAACGATTGGACAAATACTCCAAGTTCATGATTGCCCAAGCCAAGAGAGAAATGGAATTCAAGCTCCAGAAAGTCAGGATTGAATTGGCGAAAGTCCAAGACTACTGCCATAAACTCAACGGCGTTCTTTACACCATGAATCTTTTCATGGGATGCATGGAAGACCTTCATATTCTGGCGGACGGCGAAGCAGCGCCGGACACCGAAAAAGTGTACGTGTATCAAGGAGTGGCTTACTGCGACGAGGAATTCGCTTGGTACGACCAGGATTTTGACTATGAGAAGATGGATAATTTCGTGGAGTTTTGCAAGAAGCATTCTGATTTCTGGAAGCAAATAATGCCTCATCCCAAGTCCATTCTCGGCTTGCGCATACGCAGAACAGACAAGCGTTACACCAGTGACCGATTGGAAAACTTCTTGCTCAATTTGAACAACCACAAGAATTTCTTTCTGGTGAGGAACGGAGACAGATTGTTCAAACTGGACGTTCCGATTTGCTTGACCGACCGCCTGACGGCGGCCAAAGACGAGATGCAGCTGGCTTACGATGAAGCTTTGAAAAGCGACTATTACAGAGAAATTTTTGAGAAAAAGAAGAAATATTACACCAACGTCTCGGCTTTGGTCAGAGGATTGCTCTACAGGTCGGAAGCATTCAGTCCTCACCGATGCATCATGCCGGAGGCTCCGAGGATTGTTCTCAATGACCCCAATCTTGTTCCGGTCTATGACTTGACTGACGCTTTGTTCGAGGGAGGGATTGATTTCTGGCAATGGCATGATGAACTCAACAAGGATTTGAAGCGCGGCTCCAAAATCCTGGTCGGCTCCGATGTTTACACCGTTGAGGAAGCCATAGAGTATGATGAAAGCGGAAAGGTGGTTTCACAGCCTGGAGCATGGGGCGAAGGGCAGAATGAATGGAGCGGCAGATGGCAAAAAGGTTACGAGCACGGCGATTTCAAATATTTGGCCGAGGACGAAGGCAATAACGTGTTCGATAGAGAGCTGATTGAGTACAGGCCTTCCAAGAAACGCAAGGCTCACGTTTGCAACCGAAGCGAAGCTTGCGTGTATGATTGGAGCAAAATCAACGAGGAAAGCATTTCCCAGCTTGAGAAATATGCCCGGTCAAGGCTTTACCGCTCCACCAGAGCGGACATAGTGAAAGCCATGTATGCTTGCGTCAACGCATGGAAAGAACACTCGATGCAGAAGGAAGGATTCAAAACGCTTGTCAAGTCCACGCTTTTGAACGCGGGCTACGCCGTGAACGAAAAGGCAATCAGCTGGGATGCTTTGATAGAGCAGGAAATGAGGAATTTCGACAAGCTGCTTGTTTACAAGAGAACCATGCTTGACAGCCAGGACACTACTTTCCGGGTGGTTTGCAGGAAGGCGGTTGCCAAAAGGAATCAAGAACTAGGCTATTTTTCTAAAACGGGCAAATTGCCCTTTTAGAAGAAGCCATGAAAGTGATTTTTGCAATTCAACCGTTAGAATGAATTATTTTAGTTTTGACTGAGAATCATTGAATTTTAATTATATTATTATTATTATTATGGACATTGAAGAAACATTCAAGGAAGCTGAGCCGGAGGCAGCTCCCGCAGTCCAGACGATGAGTCCGCTGAGGAAATTTATTTATGACGCCATTGGCTATCCGCCATGGACGACAAGCGAAAGATGTCTGAGCGCAAGCGAATACGTCGCTGAGGCCGAATTGCATGGCCGCCACGTCTATTGGCACGGGGCTTTGAACCGAGAAGGAGGGAAAACTCCTCCGAAAATAGAAACAGAAAACGCCCAAAGATTCGGCAGTCATCCTTGCTTTTTCTTCACAACCCATTTCGGCTACGCTTTGTCTTACGTCTATCCAGACAAAGCAGACGTAGAATTGGACGATTCGCGCAAGCGAGCCATTGTTTACAAGCCGTTTTCCAAGTTCACCGAGAAAATTCCGATGAACGAGAGCTTGATTGCGTTCACCGACATGACCGGCTGGATTTATCCTATGTCGTTGCCGGCTGGCATTAATATATTTTTGGCAGGAGCGCTGAACGACAAACGCAAATTGCAAAGCATGATAGCAAATTCCGAATATAAATCGTTTTATCCAGACGAAGCCAGTTTTCTTCGTCTGTTCGGAAGGCTTGCGAAGGAAGATTGGTTTTTCTTGGACAACGAAAAACAAAAATACGGATTTGATAGAGAAGGACTGCTTGAGTTCATGAAAAGCAACTGCAATTACGCGGGCTTTTTTGGTTTTCATAATTTTGAGACGGAAAACAAATTGAGCAGCATAGGTATGTTCAAAAACAAAATGAATGTTTTGAAAGTAGGAAAACCCTTCAAAGTCGAATACAAAGACGGATTCGTTCTTGTTTCGGAAAATTATTAAATTCGGCCCTGAGAATTGCTGAATTTTAATTATATTGAAATCATGAAATATATTCCTCCTTGCTGCGCAGACTGCTCATTCTTCAACGGAAAGCGTTGTCTTTGCTTTTTTGGTGATGACATGGATTATTTGAAAGAAGGCGAATCCGCCAAAGGCAAGCCAAATGCTTATAACTTTTATAAAGCCGGCAAAACGTGGGATTGTCCCGAACAAAAGAAGAAGCCCTGAATGAGCTTCGTTTTGACTGAAAATAGTTGAATTTTAATTATATTATCCTCATGGAGATTACTGAGACGATTTTGGAGAACAGCTACGGCAATATAGGGACGTATTGCGGAAACTATTCCGAGATGACATGGCTGAATCAAGAAGAAGGGGCTCCTTGCATTGTTTGGGTGGAAAGCGGCAGGGAGCAGCCAAGAGAAAACAATCCAAGGATTAAGTTTGCCGTGGACAAGAATGTCAGGATTTGGGGAGACGTTCCGAGCTTGGGCATGATTCCCATGATGATATGCGACAATCCGTACATACCAGACTCTCACAAACATATTGAACACAATCTGACCGAGGAGGATATGAATAAATTGAAGACGTGGGTAGTGAAGAACAAGGAATTGCTGTTGGAACTCGGAGAAAGCGATTTAGGAGTGATTTCATTTTGCGAGAAATGCTGGAAAGGATAAATAACAATATGAATCATGTTCAAGAAATGGTCACCTTTGACACGAAAGATTCTGAATTACCCACTGTAGTGTGGGCTAATGATGGCGGAGTGGTGTCTAATCATTCCAAATATTACATAAAAGTGTTGCCGAAAAATCCAAGAGCAACTACGTATCGAGGAGTGGAATTGTCAATCGAAGACGAGCCGATGTTCAGAAATCCGATAACGAAAGATTTTAATTTGAATTCTTGGGAGGTTGAAAGTATAAAGCAATGGGTTAAGGAAAATAAAGAACTTTTGAGACGTGTTTGTGATAAAACATTAAAATTGAATGTTTTGAAATTGCAACCGGCTTACAAGAGCCCTAAAAACAAAATAGAACTCCGTTCTATGAGAGCAGAACAGGCTAGAATATCCGCTCAAACCAACGCTCAACAGCACGGCAAGCCATTGAGCGAAGTTTTAAATAACGGAATGGAAAGAGAGCGGGAAATTGTAGATTTGACTCCGCTGAGTAGGGCGATTTACGATGCCATAGGCTACCCGCCTGTAATAGCAAACAAAACGGTTTGAGCGAGCTTTGTTTTGGCTAACTGATAATCATTGAATTTTAATTATATTCTTGTCATGGAGATTACCGAGACAATCCAGGAGAATAGCTACGGCAACATAGGCATGTATTGCGGAAACTACTCAGAAATGACGTGGGCTGTGAATCAAGCCGACGGTTTTCCTTGTCTCGTTTTGGTGGAAAGCAGCGGAGAACAGCCAAGAGCCAACCATCCGAGAATCAAATTTGTTGCCGACAAAAAAGTCAAATCGCCGGCTGAAGCTAGCGATTCAATTTTGATTCCCCTGATGATATGCGACGAACCGTATATTCCAGATTCTCACAAGCACATAAAACACAACCTCACCAAGGAAGATTTGGACAAACTGAAAACTTGGGTCGTGAAAAACAAGGAACTGCTTTTGGATGTTGGCGAGGGAAATATTGGTTTTTGCGGATTTTTGAAAGAGCTGGGATTTTTGAATCATGATGAATATAAGCGACCGCAAAATAAAATGCAAATTAAGTCGATGAGAGACGAGATGGCTAAAACAGCCGTCCAGACTTCTCCCAAGCCGACAAGCGAAACATTAAATAGCCGCATCTACGATAGAAATGAGCTAATTATGACAAAAGAATACTTGGTAGCCAGCATTTTGCACAACGTCAATATGGCACTGATGGAATTGGCAGCTTATGCCTCGGCTATAGTCCCTTTGGAGGGAATAAAAGTCAAGCCTTCCAAATCAAGTTCTGAAGCCGCTTTCCGTGTTCAAGCTGTGGAAGGCTTCAGAAAAAAGGCATTCGAGGATTTTTTGAGATTATCGCAAACTCCCGGCGAGATAGATGCCGATGAAATCAAGATTGATGTCAAAGCAGCCTCTAACAATGTAGATACAGCCAATTGCTATGCCGCTTCTTTTCTCAGGCACAAAGACGACAAGGAGCATCCCGAATGGACTGCTCTGTTCAATGATTTTTTTGACAAGTACAAGGCTATGTTCAGATGGGTAGACCAAATCATCGACAAATTGGGCAAGATTGTGGATGTATCTCCCATTGTTTCCAAAATAGAGGAATCGCCGATAAAAGAGCAAATATTCAAACCTATGGCTGAATCCTTAAATAAATGCATGAACGCAACAGAGTCAGAAATCGCCAAAGTCATATCCGACAGCATAAAGAGCCTAGTTTCCGAATGGGTGTTCGGGCAAATCCGAATATCGTATCGCTTCGGCAGCGACTGCATTTCGGCTGCCATCACGGACACCAAGACTGAAATACCAATCGCCTTGCTGAAATTCATATTGGAAGCCACCGAAATCAAAGCCGAAATTCATGGATTTGACGTGAAAGTGAATGCCGCCTCCTCCAGTGGCATAGAAGGCGGCGAAGTCAACACAGTGATGATATTGATGAACAAGGACAAAATCAAGGACGCCTTGCAGAAAGCCTTGTCCGGCTTGACTCTGAAAGAAACCGAGCCGGAGGCTGCTCCCGCAGTCCAGATGATGACTCCTTTGACGAAAGCGATTTACGATGCCATAGGCTATCCTCCAGGCTTGCGTGAGGGTATGGACTTGCCGCCTGAGCCGCAGTATGCCGAAGTGCGAAACGTTGAAGGCAAAGCCGAGAGCAAGCCTGGGATAAGCCATGCTCCGCAAAGAACGCACGACCAAGAAAAGAATTACTCGCCGGCTTTGAAACGCACGGGTGGCTACATCTACAAACCCCAAGCACTGGCAAACAAGCCTAAGCCTCACGTCTATAATCCGAACGTTGAATACCCGGTTGACTTGGATGCTAAGGCACCGCCGGAAGATGACGAGCCGGAAGCAGAAGAGAAACCGGAAAACAAGCCGGAGACGACTACCGAACCGAACAACGATAGCAAGAAAAAGCAAGAACAATCCAAAATATGTTCCAACAGGAACGACAACAAGAGATATGTTGTTCAAAATATTCCGCCGGAAGGCATAAATGACCAAAACATAGCCAAAGTGATAGTGAAACCTTTTGGAAGCAATGTTTCTATAACAGACATTGGCAAAAAGACAGAAATTCTAAGAGGATGCAATCTCATTCGTCGCTAATATCCATAATGTTGCCTGTCATATCCAGCCAAGTTCCATCGGAACTCAAAAGCCGGTCCGTGCTTCCGTCAGGGCATTCGAAGACTATGCAATAGTTTGCACCGCCGCAAATTATCATTTCGTTGCATTCGCAAGCCATTGAGTTGCCAACGGAATCCATTGCTCTATAATCAGCGGGGATTAGAATGGCTTCTTTTGAATGACTGGGTAGATTTGCAATGGATTTGCATTGGATTATGGAATCTACGGCAGCGGGCTTGCTCGGAGAGCAAGCGGCCAAAAGCAGTAAACATATGATTGAAACAAATCTCATAATCAAAATATAAAAAGAAATTAGAAAAAAACAGCTGATAATTCAATCATTCCCTTTATATTATCATTCAGTTAAACAATCAAAGCCTCAAAGAGATGATGCTGTTATTACTGTTATAGAATCAAACGGCGTTTTCAAATTAGCTATCGAAGCCAGCGCCAAAAGCATGCCTATTAGATGCAAAATCATCATTAGCCAAGTAGGAAACCCGAACCAAATTAGCAAAATATGCGGATTTTCGTATTCGTCCACCAAAAGCGGCAAATCGGATTATGTCAATTTGACTGAATTGGAAACACGAATCCATGATGAAAATTATAGGTACCCGCATTTGATTAGACGTCTATTCTATCAAGCTATAGATGCCGAATTCAGAGCAAGCCAAAACAATCCAAAATCTCAAGGGTGATTGCATTGAAGGACATAATTCTGAACAAGTTCCGATAAAGCAATATTTTATTCAAGCTCAGGCTCCATTTTGATTCTGGATTGAGATACGCAAAAATAGTCTTTGCGTATCTCAATCCCTATTGCGTTTCTGTTCAGTTCGCAAGCCGCTTGCAAAACCGAGCCGGAGCCGCAGCATGAATCCAATACCAGCTCGCTTTCATTAGTGTATGTTGAAATCAGCCATTTGAGCAATTCAACCGGTTTCTCCGTAGGGTGAATCGTCTTGGAAGGATGAGGCTTTGCGAATCTCAGTATGCTTCCTGGGTGTTTCATGTCTCCCAAAGATTCTTTGTTGTCGACGAATTTGAATTTTCCGTAATTGTTGTTGGCGTATTCTTTGGGCTTGCCTTTGCCGTGGTTTGGAAGCCCTTTTGTTTTCTGCGGATTGTATGTAGGCTGTCTGCTGTAGAATATGCAAATGTCCTCGTGCGTCCGAAGCGGCTGCCTGTTGGCGTTGAGAAATCCCGAAGGCAACTTTTTGTCCCAAATCAAATTGTATTTCCACATAGCCGGATTGGAGAGCATCAGCCGGGCCGTGAACATTCCGTTGCCGAACAAGCACACGACGCCGTTGTCTTTGATTAGAGCCAAATATCTTTTCCACAATTCGTCCAATGGAATAATCACGTCCCATGAGTTTTGAGTCTGATTATATGGCAAATCCGTCAATATTATGTCCGTTTTGATTCCTTGCTGAATCAATTTGTCCATTTCAGCCAAGCATTCGCCGTGAATCACTTTTATCATTTTNTTAAAAATAAAGACTGTGAGCAAGCTCGCAAACATTATATTTCAAGCATGAGCAGCTCTATTTTCGCAAACTTGGCAGCCAAGAAGTCGCTGAAGCAGTTTCTTGGAAGCAATGATTCAACCAGGGACTATCTTTCCTCCAACATAGTTCCCGTCAACATTCTTTTCTCAGGCCGGATAAACGGCGGCATAGCCAAAGGGAAAATAACCCAGATGTCGGCTGACTCCTCATTGGGCAAGACAATGATAGGAATGGCATTGCTGAAGCAAGCCCAAAGGGAAGGAATGCATTGCGTGGTCATTGATTCCGAGCATACTTGGGACGCCAAGAACGCCAAAGTGAACGGCATAGACATATCCGAGGACAAACTCATGGTTTTCGACACGGCTGACATAACTGCCATCAAAGACGTGTTCACTTCCTTGTATGTGGAGAAAGAGGATTCTCACGGACGATTCATCTATTACCCGATGGAAGACAGGAAAAACATATTCGTTCTTTTTGACAGTTGGGGAGCGTTGATGACAAACACCCAGACATCCAAGGCAATGGAAGGCTCCACCACGGCTGACATGGGCGGTTCCACGAAGGAGAAAAACCAGCTGGCCAACGCCATGAGCGAGAGCCGATGCACAATATTCGTCGTCAACCACGTCATTTCGAATCTCGGAGGATTCGGCGACCCTCTGGCGGTCCCAGGCGGCAAGAAAATATATTTTGTCTCCGACGGCATAGGAATGGCCATGAGCGCGGCGAAGAGCAAGGACGGGGAAGAGACTGAGATGGACAAAATCACTGGAGGCGTCAAGGGCAAGATAGTGACTTGCGTGATAAAGAAAGGACGGACTGCCAGGGAATCCAAGAAAATAAAATTCCGCATCAACTACGAAGACACCGGCTCCGGCGGAGGCATAGACCAATGGTTCGGCTTGCTGGACTTGGCAATGGAGCATGGATGCGTGGTCAAAGGCAAAGACGGCTACGAGCGGCCCGGCATCGAGAATGAAGATTCTTTGTGGGATGACTGGTCTCATGAGAAAAAAGGGAAGCAATACAAAGACATATACTGCAAGGAATTCTGGCTGCCGCTGTTCAAGAACACGGATTTCGGCGATTTTCTTGAGAAAGCGTTCGCTTTCAGCTCCGAAGACGACCTGGCCACGTCCAAGACGGACATAGCCGCCGAATTCGAGGAATTCGTCGGCAAGAAGGCGGAAGATGCCAAACCCAAAAAGAAAGCCAAAAAGTTCAAGGATGACGATGAATGAGACGGAGAAAACAGCTTGGCAATCTTTTGAAGATTGCCTTAACATGATGAAGGATGCTCAAAAAATGGAAGACGAGCTCAAGAAACGCATGGAAAATCCTCAGACGGGATTGGATGTCCTTAAAAACATTCAATCCTTGTTGAGCAAAAAATTATAATAATATTGAGAAGGTAGCCTAGCAGCCCTATAATCCGCAAGGATTGTAGGGCTTTTTGCTTATTATATACTGTTATCTTGAAAATTCTCCTTATATTAATTGCAAGTCAAATTAAACCGAGGATTTTATATGAAACGAGTTAAGATTGGAAATAAAAGCGAGATGGATTCGGTCAGAAGCGATTGCCGGAATGCTGGCTTTGATGAAGACGTCAATATGCATTTCAGATTCAACGACAAAATTGCTTTTCGCATTGAGACAGAAGCTGACAATTTGAATATGATAGTCATTAGCACAAACAACGGATATGTGTTTCAGAAAATAAAAAAGAATCATGGATGTTTTCGGGATGCTTGCCTGGAGTTCTATGATTATTTGACAAACGAGGCAAGATTGGAGAGCGAAGTGAGCGAGCTGGAGAAGATGCGGAATGAGATTGAAGCAATTACTGAAGAGACCGGAATCAAACTGGAACAGGAAGAGCTGGCGAATGACGAAGTCAGAGTGCATTGCCGGGCAAGCTATGGCTTGAATCGAACCAATTTCCGCGTGAGAGCTTACTTGGCGGAAAACAGCGAGGAAGTGAGATGGTTTCCCCATGAATGCAGAATACACGGTTCTGTGTGGGCCGTCGCTGTGAAGCGAGTCGAAGGATATGGATTGAAAGCCGTGGGAATTCCAAGAATGCTGAAGGAATGAAATAGCCGAGAATCATTGAAAGAAATTATATGCTCAGCTGCCTGTGGGCTGCGATTCAGCTTGTTATAGTATGATACAGCCACCCATTGCGATGGAATGGCGAATCGGGGCAAATGGTTTGAACCGTGCTAACATTAACTGCGAGGTATCATATGTCTTATCAGCCAAGAGACTACTCTTTTTTGGAAGAGACACTGGAAACCATGGAATCTCCCATGGCGAATGATTTCGGAGACAAGCTCATTTTTTCGACCAAGGACAAGAAGAAAGTTCCTTATCCTGACGGAAAAAAGTTTGACGACATCTATCTTAGAATTCTGCCAGCCGGAACTGGCAGGGAACTGCCGGACGAAAAGCCGTGGACTGTAATCAAGCGGCATTATCTTGAGACTCAAAACAAATTTGTAGATTGCAAGGCTGACGGCGAGGACTGCCCTTATTGCGAAATGGGGAAAAAGCCGTCAGCCCTTTACAGAGTCAACGTATTGGTTATGGACAATCCGTATCAGCCGGAGACGATAGGGGAAGTGAAAATCTTCGAACTCAACAGAGTTCTTTTCCGGGAGCTTTATGTAGCCATGCAGCCCGTGGAAAACATACCTCCCATCTTTCCGTTTGATTTGGTGAAAGGGAACGATTTCCGTCTCAGCGGAGTAGTGGAACTCAACAAGAACGGCAAGCCTTCAATCAACTGGGCAGGCTCGCGCTTCGAAAAAACATCCAAAATAGCTTACTTCATCAAAGACGAGGATGACAACAGAATCCGCAAGCCATTGAATGAAGAGCAAATAGACGAACTGCTGGAAAAACGGCATGACTTGAAAACGAATTCCCCCCATGCTTCCGCCAAGCCGGCTGAACACAAGCCAGCCGCCAAAAAGCCGGCTGCCAAAGCCGATTATGAAAGCGAGGAAGAGGACGAGGAAATAAAGCCCGCTCACGGAAAAGCAGCGAAAAGCAAATCCAATTATTTCGACCAGTACTCGTAGCAGACATCAATTATTTTTTTGAGTTTCGAAGCATCGCTCCAGGACACCGGAGCGATGCTTTCTTTTTAATCTCCGAAGACGGCGACTTCAATGCTGTTTCTTAAATTAATGAAATGGCTGATTTACACCCGTGGGTCGAAAAGTACCGGCCTCAGAAAATAGAGCAGATAGTGCTGCCTGGTCACATAAGCAACATGCTTGAAAAGTTCAAGGAGCGCGGCAGCGTCAACAATCTTTTGCTGGTGTCGGCAAATCCCGGAACTGGCAAAACATCCATTGCCAAGGCCCTCATCAAAAGCCTGGACGCCGAGCATATTTTCATCAACATGAGCTTGGACGGAGGCGTCGACACTGTCAGGGAAGTGATTGAGCCTTTCGCCAGCACAATGAGCATGAACGGCAACGTCAAGATAGCTCTCCTTGACGAGATAGACAGCAACCGGGCTATCGCTGCTCAGGAATCCCTGAAGACATTCATTGAATCTAATGCCACCAATTGCCGGCTCATAATGACTGCCAACAACACGTCCAAGATAATAAAGCAGCTCCGGGGAGGCCGCAACACGATGGTGGAAATGGATTTCCGGAACAAGGAAATCAAGGAAGAGCTGACTCCCAAAATCATAGCCAGACTGAAACTTATATGCGAAGCCGAGGAAGCGGAATGCGACGAGGACGTGCTTCCGGCCTTGGTGGAGAAATTCTATCCGAGCATACGAAACATGATAGAGGCTATGGACACAGCCAATCTTCAATACGACAGAATAGACAAGCGTTCCCTCAATGTGAGAACGGACGGGAAAGAACTCGCTGGAATGATTCTGAAAGAAGGCAAACTGAATCCCATCAGAACATTCATAAACGAGAACGTCCTGGACTACAAGACGGTTTTCCCCATACTGTTCAATGACGTCGCGTACAGCTTGCCCAAAAAGCACATCGGCAGCGCAATGGAAATAATAGCCGATTATGAATTCAGGGCTTCCATGAGCAGTATGCCCGAAGCCCAGATGCTGGTTTGCATATCAAAGCTGATTTTGATGGCGAGAGATAATGCATGATTTCGGATGGCATGAGATTTCTATACAAGCTTGAACACTCTGTTGTAGCCGCATTGCCGCATGATTCTGTAAAACATTTTTTCGGCTTTCAGGCCGTTTTCGAAATCGGCGAATGACTGTTCGTGCAGCGAGTTCAGGTTGTCTATGTTGCTCAGAAAGAACGTGTTTTCAAGAAGGTCTATCGGCGAGGAATATCCGAAAGCTATGCCGCAGAACACGAATGCTTTTCCGTAATCCGATTGAAACCATTCTTTTTGGAATTTTATGCCGAAAGCATCCAAAATGCGGACAGCTTCGTCATCGGGGGTTTCTTTTTCATCGGAAAACCCTTGGAGAAGCATGTTTATTTCATGTTGCGAAAAAAGGTCGCTCATAGCTGAAATTCCGTTTGTTTTATTTATTTTAATGACATGTCTAATTCTTTGCTGCTGCTTGATTTTTCGCATCTGTTTTCGCGCTGCTTCCATAAAGACTACGACCCTCTGGCCCAATACAGCGGGAAAGCATGCGACAGGCCGGAGCTGAGAACCATGGTGCTGACGTCTTTGAGCAATCTGATTGTGAAATTCAAGCCGAGGCATGTTGTCGCAGCCATGGATTGCAAGCCGTATTGGAGAAGCAGCTTGTATTCGCATTACAAGGAAAACAGGCATCGCTCTTACAATCAGGAAGCGTTTTATTGTCTGAAAAAAGAAATAGAAGACGACATGAAAGCCATAGCGTCCAATTTCATATGGCTCAAAGTGCCGGGAGCCGAAGGAGACGACATCATAGGAGTGCTGTCCGAATCGAGCGGCTACGATGAAATAATAGTGCATGGCTTGGACGGCGATTTCTGCCAGTTGGACGCTTTGCCCAAAGTGAGAAGGTACAATCCTGTGAAAAAGCGGTTCATTGAACGCCTGGGAGATTCCGGCAAGGAATTGACTATAAAAATAGTGTGCGGTGACGCTGGCGACAACATTCCTTCCGTGAAAAAAGGAGTCGGGCCGAAAACAGTTCTGAAAATGATAAATGAAGGCAAGCTGGAAGAGTGGCTGGACAGCGTTCCCGAATACAGAAAAGCATTCGAGCTGAATTCGCAACTGATGGATTTCCGTTACATTCCCTCCGATTTGAAAAACTTGATTGTCTCGGATTATGAAAGCCAATTGAAAACAATCGGCAAGCAATGCGACATAAAAGCATTGAGCAAATACATGCCCAAAACGTCAATTGATGACGGCGTCTCTTTCGCTGCGATAGCGGCGAAACTCAACGGAGACTGGAATTGATGATTTTGCTGGCTTTTGACAAATCGGCCAATGAATTCTTTTTGAGCGAAGAAGGAACCAATCTCGCGTTCAAGGGAAAACCGGAGGAATTTGCGATAGAATTCAAAAAAATCAATCCCGGCCAGGAATTTGTTAGCCTCGGCGACAAAAACGAAATGCTCGCGTCTCTGGCCAGGTCGGGATTCGGTAACGCCGACTGCCTGAGAAATGCCATTCTTGTCTCGATAGACTCTCTGATTGATGCTTTCGGCGTTGATTATTCCTTGAGCGGCGACATGACGTCTCGGATAATGGGAAAGTGGGCCTGTTTGAAAGACAGGGCAAATGAAGTTTTTCGCTTCTTCCCAGGCTTGAAAATAGGAGATTTGCCATATCCCACTGTTTTTTTCACGCAAGCAATGAGAAGCATGGGATTGAAGCCTAAGCGAAACGACCGCGACTGGTGGCTTGAAAGCGGCTTGTGGAAAGTGAAAGGCCCTTTGGGATATTACTGCCAAAACACTCATGACGGCCAATCTTCGTTCGAGCCGTTCCAGATAAAGGGAGGCTTCAAAATGAACCGGCTGAAAGAATCTCGGTTCGCCGGATGCGACTGCCTTGTGTACGATTTGAAAAACGCCGGGCCGTCCCATATTGTCTATCACAACATATCCCCGGAAACCAAATGCCTGGATGACCTGGGCTATGTTCCTCCTTTGAATGGGATTTGGTGGCGCAAAGACAAAATCGGATGCCTTCCCCAAATATGCATGAGACTGATTGAATTGAGAGAAACCAGCCATGCCGAGCATTTCGCCAAGAAAATGCTAGCCTCGGCTGTCGGAGTGTTCGGCAACAAGAATTGCGCCTTGTACGACGTGGACATTGCCCGAAGCGCGACCAGAGCTTTGAGAAACACAGTCAGGCGGCTGGGAGTCAATGTTCCCAAGAGCAAAAAACTCCCGCATAAAGTATGCTGGACTTACGCTGACAACGACAGTGTTGGTTTTTCTTTGAGCGAGCCATGCGAAAACCAGATTCAGGTTGACGAATACACGAAAACAGTCAAAGCCGAGCTGTTCAAAATAAATCCTCAATTTGAAATAAAATTGGAAAGCGTGAAATCTTGCAATCGTTGATTTCTTTGGCGAAAACGCTTTCTTTATATTGTTTCAGAGGTCTAAATAACAGAAATGGCTCTGAATCTTGATTTTTTCAATCCGTGGTCTTCCCGCTTTTACAGAAGCAGCGACGACCTGGCTGCTTTGAACGCGGCTGAGAAATCAAGGAATTCATGGGGAGTGAGCGACGTCTTCGACCAGCTGGATGCCAGGCTGGAGGCCGCTTCAAGAACTCAGGGGCTGTCTCAGCTCACGATGACGTCTTTGATGGTGGACCAGGCTTTTGCCAACAAATCTCACAGAATAGGCTGGTACAGATGGATGTCGGACGTGCCTATAATCAAGAAATGCCTGACAATCATGGCCAACGACTGCGTCTCTCCCAACGAGAAAAATCAGTATGCATGCTTGTCTTTCACGAAAAATTTCAGAAACATGATGCATCCGTATCAGATTGAGCAATTGCAGAATGAATTCGAATACATATGCTCTGTCTGCCTCAAAGCCGACGACCGAACATTGTGGGATTTGTTTTACCAATGGCTGGTTGACGGCGAAATGTTCTGGGAAATAGTTCCGGGCAAGAAAGGCGACAGAGTCATTGCCATAAACGTGCTGAATCCCAATTTCACTTATCCCATCTACGAGCGAGGCAGAATAGCGGGATTTTGCGAAAATTTGCCCTTGGAGTATTCCGAAGCTCTCGGACTTCCAGCCAGTGAGATGAATATTCTCAAATTCAAGCCATATCAAGTGGCTTATGCCAATTACGGAAAATACGGAGCAGTCAAGCAAGACATCAAAGGATGGCTGGAGCCTAGCGTGAGATGCCTGAATCAGTTGATTCAAATGGAAGACTCGCTGCTGGCTGTCAGAGTCAACCGTGCCATTGAAAGATTGCTGGTGAATGTTTCCACTGGCTTGTACGGTCCTCAGAAAGCCGAGCAAGCATTGAACAACGCCAAGCACGAATACAACAAGGTCTTGAATTACGACTCCAGCAGCGGAAGAATTGTGAACAGAGCCAGAACGATATCACTGAAGGAAATGTTCTGGTTCGCTGTGGGGTCGGACGGCGTCAAAACCACCATGGAGTCTCTGACTCAAAACACAACCATGAACGGACAGATAGAAGACGTCAAAATATTCGAGAAAAAAGTGTACGACG